GGATAGACGAAGGAATCGAAGAAAACTTTGGTTGAAACCAAAGAGCTCTTCTACCAACGCTAGACCAACTCGGTCTGAGGCCTCCGAGAGGTCGATCGTGGCAATTTCACCATCGATCGAACCTTGGAGAGCCCTCTGCTGGTTGTGAAACTGGTGCGTGTAAGAACACGCATAGTTTCCCCTTTCAAGCAAGTCTTTTAGACGAGCTTGAAGGGCCTGCTGAACAAACTGGTTATAAGAAGGCTCGATTGAGATCAACCGAGGCTTCAGCGCGGTCTTTGGGACCGCAACCAGTCTAGCAGGAATCTCCTCATTGAGAGGAGGGCGCTCGAGCAAATCGATCCAAGAGGATCGGAAAAACTCAGCTCCAACCAGAGATTCGATGTTATAAGAGATGGAATCGAAACCCCATCTCTCATTCACACCGAATTGTTCAGAGACAGCACCCGGACCATGCTTTCCATCGGAGATGGACATCATGGCCTCACCAACGAGTCGACCAAACAAAATGTGGGCGACACGTCGGGCTTCCGGATCTATCGATGAACGGATAGCGGCTCTAGACGGCAGACATCTGTCTGTCGCCACGAACTGCCTAATTTCGTCATCGACCCGTGAGTCTTCGCAGACCTCGAAGATCTTCTTATGAAGACGCGATATCTGACGAAGCCATCGGATGGCCGGAATGCTGGGATTCGCGAGAATACTCCCGTCCCTGCCGAAGATGTTACTCCAAATTCCAGAGAGGAATTCGGGGTACGCACATCGCGACAACCACCCCTCGAAAGGGGGGAGTTGTCCGTCTCTAAGGCCCGCTAAAAGCAGGTCATCAAGACGTGGCAATGTGATCGTCAAAAAGGGCAAGCCCTCTTTGTCGAATCTTCGCCTCAGAGTGAGAATATCTCGCTCTACACTGAATCCCAAAGCATCTGATGCATCCAGCATCATTTGCTCAAGGAGGATAACTTGGCTTTTCATCTCTGCTCCATTCAGGGGCTAGTAGATCCAAGCCAAGATGGGACAACGTCTAGGAAAGCAGCGTGGTCGTCTGTTGCGGTGCGGGCTGAGCCTGCACCACAGCCACACGACGTTGACTGCGATCCGCGAGAACTAGCATCAGAAGAGCGCCGAACGTGAGTCCGACAGCTCCTGTGAGCAAGACGATGAGGAGTACCAGAGTGGTAGTCTCCATCGTTGGTTAGTTCTCACCAACGACGAGCTTCTTCAAGTTCGCGTTGGTGTTGG